TCTCCATCTGGTGCGTCGCGATACTTATGTAACCAATCAATAACCCTATCAGAGTAGGTATCATCAAGTAAAGTACACAAATGAGATATTTCGGCTCGCTCTGCAACTTCTCGCATTTGTGCTCGCCGTGTCTCATACACTTCCTCTCCATGATTAAACCATTCTCTGAGTGCTGTATCAATGTTCAAAGCACATGCTTCATTTGGTGTCAATGGACAACCTTTTGGGCGCATGTAGCAATGTAAAGATTTGAAAATACTCTTGTCTAATAACGCACCAACTTCACAATCGAGGGCGGCGTGATACTTACTAAAGCGTTTCAAAAACTCAAAGTCATCGATACTGAGGTATGGTACTAATTCACTTTCCTTGTCAGGCATTGTGTAAATTTGACCATAACTCGCCAAGAATTCGGACATACCCTTAATATTAAATTCAGGGTAATCCTCATGCACAGTGCCAATATTATCGTCACCGTACGTCATCATATGTGCTGCAGAACGGAATTCAATGCTGTCATCATATTTGGAATAAAAGAAGTTTCTCAAATTAAGAGAACCACAAATTCCATTGATGATAACAGTCAACGAATTGCCACTGATGTGTGTTCCACTCTGTATGCCAATCAAATCACCATTGACCGCGATTAAAGAATAAACTAAATCGCCAGTCATAGCTTCCATCACTAAACAATCTTCTTCACAATAACCCATCTCTCGGGCTAAATCAATTAGAATACGCAGTGAAGCAAAAAGTAATTGTGCTGGAATTTTCTGATCGTATTTCCCATAATCACCTCCAAACACTCTATCTTTTCCAAAATAGGTGGCGTGCGCGTAAAATTCGTCCCATTCGGGACCATGGCAATTGATGCCTACCGCACATTCGGATGTCAAAGGATTCATTTGCAAAAATCGGAGTATGGGCAAGTAATACTTGCGCACCAAAAATGTCAACACAATGGAATTGCCGTAAAATATGCGACATTTTCCCTTGGCGACAGGTAAGACCTCATCTTTCTTGCAAGCTTTTGCAATCAAATATGCACGCTCACCTTTCCGATATAAATCTTCGACTCTGCGAATCTCATCC